ACTTCCTTCCCGATTGGCTAGAATACGAGCGCATCTTCCGTGGTGAATGGGCAGTAGAAGACAAAACCCGTGAATCAGAGCGTAGCCGTATTGTTACCCCTGCCACCCAACAAGCAGTTGAGACTCGCCATGCTGAGATCATGGAGGCAATCTTTGGTCAAGGCGACTTCTTTGACATTGAAGACAACATTCAAGATGTCAATGGCAACCCCATAGATGTGGAGATAATTAAGCGTCAACTCACAGAAGACTTTAAGAAAGACAAAATCCGCAAAGCCATTGATCAGATTGAATTGATGGCTGAAATCTATGGCACAGGCATAGGTGAAGTTGTGGTGATGACTGAGACAGAGTATGTCCCATCTACTCAACCGATACCAGGCCAAGCAGGGCAAGCGGCTATTGGAGTGTTAGAGAGAGAAAGAATTGCGGTCAAGATTTCTCCTGTAAACCCAAAGAACTTTCTGTTCGACCCTAACGGCACAAGCGTAAATGACTGTATGGGTGTGGCAATTGAGAAGTATGTCTCTATCCACAAGATTGTCCAAGGAATCGAGGCTGGTATCTATCGTAAGGTAAACATTACCACTTCTGGTGATGATTCTGACCTAGAGCCTACCCAAGAAGTAAGCCAATACCAAGATGAGAAAGTCTTGTTGTTGACCTACTACGGCTTAGTTCCACGGGAATACCTAGAGAATTTAGAAGAAAACAAAGACATTGTTGACCTTTTCCCAGATAACTCTGAGGCAGAGGAATATGCTGACTTGGTAGAAGCCATTATTGTTATTGCCAATGATGGTCAACTTCTAAAGGCTGAAGCGAATCCTTATATGATGAAGGATCGCCCCGTCTTGACCTATCAAGATGACACAGTTCCTAATCGTTTGTTGGGTAGAGGCACAGTAGAAAAAGCATTCAATATGCAAAAGGCTATTGATGCTCAGACTCGTAGCCACTTGGATTCCTTGGCATTGACTACTAGCCCCATGATTGCTATGGACGCTACCCGTTTGCCAAGAGGAATGAAGTTTGAAGTGAAGCCTGGCAAGGCAATCCTCACAAATGGCGCACCTTCTGAGATTCTCTACCCCTTCAAGTTCGGTCAAACTGACCCCAACAACTTGGCAACGGCTAAAGACTTTGAGCGTATGTTGTTACAAGCAACGGGAACATTGGATTCCCAAGGCATGATTAGCAATGTGGCTCGTGATGGTGGTCAAGGCGGTATGTCTATGGCTGTCGCTTCTATCATCAAGAAGTACAAACGCACTTTGGTGAATTTCCAAGAAGATTTCTTGATCCCGTTCATCAAAAAGGCGGCTTTCAGGTTTATGCAGTTTGACCCAGAACGTTATCCCTCAGTCGATATGAACTTCATACCTACGGCAACGCTAGGCATTATTGCTAGAGAATACGAACAACAGCAGTTTATTGGTCTATTGCAGACGCTTGGCCCCAATACTCCTGTTTTGCCTGTCATCTTGAAGGGCATTTTGGCTAATTCAAGCCTGTCTAATAGGATGGAACTGATTGCGATGTTGGAGAAAATGGGTCAACCTGATCCACAAGCACAACAAATGCAACAAATGCAACAGCAATTGGCATTGCAAGCGGCACAAGCACAGATTGCGGTTCAGACTACTCAGGCAGAACAGAATCGGGCAGAGGCTACCAAGTTGGCTGTCGAGGCTCAGTTGATGCCACAAGAAGTGCAAGCCAAGATGTCTGCTTCTTTGACTAAAAATCTACCTAATGAGGCTGATGCCAACCAAAGGGAGTTTGATAAGAGGGTCAAGATTGCTGATTTGATGCTAAAAGAGGCTGACATCAAGAACAAGAGCAAGATTGTTGAGTTACAGATGGCAGACAAACTAAATTCTCAGTCACAAGTTAAACAAGATTTCCTTACTAAACTGACAAATGGCTTAAATAATGGCTAATATCAAGGAACTTATCCAAAGCATTGAGTCAACAGACTCATCTTTTGATGAGAAGTTATCTGCCATTAACAAGATGGAAGAAACCTTGGTGGCTATGCGCCAACAAGAGGAAAAGGCTGTTCAAGATAATGTAGATTTGATAGTTGAAGCCATCAAAGTGATGGAAAACAAGGTTACTGCACAACTAGAGGTTGCCAAGTCGATTGTTCCTGAGAAGGGTGACAAGGGAGACAAGGGTGATAGAGGTTTAGATGGTCGGCAAGGCATAGATGGCAAGAATGGGCGAGATGGTCAGGATGGAAAAGACGGGATAGACGGCAAAAATGGTGTTTCTGTCTCAAATGCTCAGATTGACTTTGATGGTTCGTTGGTTATTACCTTGTCTACTGGTCAAGAGATCAATGTGGGAGAGGTGGTCGCTCCTGAGTTACAAGAAAGAATCAAACTTGTTACTTCTGGTGGTGCGGGTACAGTTTTACCCTCTCAGGCAAGCAATACGGGCAAGTTTTTAAAGACTGATGGAACAAGCACATCATGGGCAACCCCAAGTGTTAGTTCTCTTGTAACGACAAACTTTACAATTGAAGAATCGGGCGGCAAGTTGCTGTTTAAGTATGGTGCAACTACAATTGCGTCAATGTCTTCAACTGGAGTGATTACTTCAGCAACTAATATTGTTGCAAATGGAACACCATAAAGGAAAAATATGGCAACGACAGTAACCCTAAAACCTAATGCAATTGACCTCTCTGGCTCGACTTCAGGGACAACCACATTGCAAGCAACTGCGGTGGCTGGTACAACTACCATCACCCTTCCAGCGGCAACCGACACCCTAGTTGGTAAAGCAACCACAGATACCCTGACAAACAAGACCCTAACAAGTCCAACTTTGACCACTCCTGCGTTGGGAACTCCAGCATCAGGTGTGATGACCAATGTCACTGGCTTACCTCTGACTACGGGTGTAACAGGAACATTGCCTGTTGGTAATGGCGGTACTGGTGCTAGTACCTTGGCGGGTGCAAACATTCCAGTCACCAATGTGGCGAACACATTTACTGCGTTACAGACCTTTGCTGGAAGTTCATCTGTTGCAGACATTAAAACTTCTAATATGTTGGAAGTTGCAACTGTCTCTGCAACTGCTGCCACAGGCACGATCAACTTTGACAATACAACTCAGTCGGTTCTGTACTACACAACTAACGCTAGTGGCAACTTCACAGTTAACTTCAGAGGTTCTAGCGGTACATCACTAAATACAGTAATGGCTACGGGCGAGTCGTTATCTGCTACCTTTTTGGTAACAAACGGCTCTACTGCTTACTACAACTCTGCTGTGACGATTGATGGAAACTCTGTCACTCCTAAATGGCAAGGTGGTTCTGCACCTACTTCTGGCAATGCAAGTTCTGTGGATAGTTACACTTATGTGATTATTAAAACAGGAAGTGCAACCTTTACTGTTTTAGCCTCACAAACAAAGTTCGCATAATATGCCTCGTTTATCCAAAATAGGAGCCGCCGCACTAGCCGCCTTTGGGTGGACAGGACTGCAAACTGTTACTGCTAGTTACCTTGTGGTTGCTGGCGGAGGTGGTGGCGGAACTGATAGGGGCGGTGGTGGTGGAGCAGGTGGTTTTAGAACTGGAACAACATCTTTAAACCCAACACTATCCTACACAGTTACTGTTGGTGCTGGTGGTGCATCAGCATCTGGTGCGGCTAATCCAACAACAGGTAATGGTAATAGTTCTATATTTAATGGAATAACCTCTACTTATGGTGGTGGTGGTTCGGGTGTGATGCAACTGTTGCCGCATCTGGAGGCTCTGGAGGCGGTGCATCTACTGGCGGTGTTGGTAATTTGTCTGGAGGTGCTGGAAATACCCCATCAACTTCCCCATCTCAAGGTAACAACGGAGGCACAAGTGGCCCTCACTCTGGTACTTACAACGCCGCTGGTGGCGGTGGCGCAGGCGCAGTAGGTGGTAATGCGGCTGGTTCTGTCTCTGGTTCTGGAGGTGCTGGTACTGCTTCATCAATATCAGGCTCTAGCGTTACATACGCAGGAGGCGGTGGTGGTGGAACTTACGGAGGAACTGCTGGTTCTGGTGGTTCAGGAGGTGGTGGAGCAGGTGCGGCTGGTACTACTGGAATTTCTGCAACTGCTGGCACAGCGAACACAGGAGGTGGAGGAGGCGGTGGTGGAGGTGCTGGGGGTGCTGGTGGAACTGGCGGTTCTGGCATCGTCATCATTTCATACACAAGCGCAACACAATTATTTGGTGGTGGAACTGTTACCCAATCAGGCGGTAACTTTATTCACACATTCATATCTTCTGGCGCACTTAGCCCTTTGTCATCTGTATCTGCAAGTTACTTGGTAGTGGGTGGTGGTGCTGGAGGTGGTGGTAGTGGTGATGCGGCAGTCGCTGGCGGAGGCGGAGGTGCTGGCGGTTTATTGTCTGGTTCTGGTTTAACTTTAGATTCAAATTCTATATATACAGTTACTGTTGGCGGAGGTGGTGCTGGTGGAACTGGAACATATAGTGGTGCTGGAGTTAATGGCAGTAATAGTGTTTTTTCTAGTTTTACATCAATTGGTGGTGGCAAAGGTGGTGGATATGACCAAGCATCGGCAGTAGGTGGTTCTGGCGGTGGTGCGGCTGGCGGTACAAGTCAAACAGGTTCGGCTGGCACATCTGGTCAAGGTAATGCTGGCGGAAATGGTTATAGAAATGGTGTAAATACAAACTCTACTGGTGGCGGTGGTGGTGGTGCTGGTGGAACTGGTGTTAATGGCTCTACTCTTGGTATTGGTGGAAATGGTGGCTCTGGTTCTGCATCAAGCATTTCTGGTTCATCTGTCACATACGCTGGTGGTGGTGGCGGTGCTGGATTACTTATTAAAGGAACAGGCACAAATGGTGGCGGTGATGGTGGTCAAACAAATGCCGCAGGTTCAAGTGGAACTGCCAATCTTGGTGGTGGTGGTGGCGGTGCGGCTACTTATTTAGATGCTGTTACAAGGTCTGGTGGCAATGGTG